ATTTAGTGACAGTGGATGATTATGCCAATGTTTTTTCAGCTTCTCCTAATTTATTTAGAAGGCTGAAGTTGACGTATCTTGGAAGGTATCCAGATGTGGTTTATACCAGTAGATTTCCAAAAGTGACGTTCTCCCCCCAGTATGTCATTGAGGTTGATACTGGTAGAAACCCCAAAGTTGTGTTTACTCCTAGACATGGAGAAACAGATATTACAGATTATTAAGAGGTGATGAATATGCAAACGATTAATGAAAAAACTACTTATGTTGTTAATCTAGCTTTTAAAGATGAAGATAACTTAGCAATAACCCCCAATAGTGCTAATTATACACTGTACAACTACACATCTAGTTCTACAGTGAAAGATTTGACAACTATAACGGTAACTGGAAGTAGTGTGGATTTAGAAATACTATATAACTATAATAGTATAGTTAATTCAGCAAATGAGTATGAGATGATGTTGTTGACAGTGGATTTTATATTTGACGTAACTAAACGTGGAACATCAGAGTACAGGTATCTTATAAAGAACCTAAAGAAAATATCATAATAGACTATATATCTATATGAGACAGGAGAAATAAAATGTTAAAAGAGAAAAGATTTGTAGACAAAGTTCTTGGCAAATTAGGTTACACTAAAAAAGGTGTAGGACCACTGGTAGATGACTCTAGACTGTATAGAAGTCTTAGAAGTTATCTATCTTCAGTTGATGGTATGGAAGTAACTGACCCTTATGAAAAGTCAGTTTGGGTGTTTGCTTCTATTAATGCTATTGCACAGAACATAGCAAGAGTTCCTTTTTATATCTATGAAGAGAAACAAGATAATATGAAAACAGTTATAACGGATGGAGAATTGTATAAGTTATTTATGAATCCAAATCCTTATATGATTGGTCATACCTTATTCTTTTCTACAGTATTATTTATGGAACTTTATGGTGAAGCTTTTTGGATAATGGAAGGAAGAGACAATATTACACAAATTCCTAAAGAGATTTGGAGTATATCTCCTACAAGAATGGAGCCATTACTTGACGACAAAGGACAGTTTAATGGTTATTGGGTTTATAGAGTAAAAGATTTTAAAACTGTATTTGCACCACATCAAATACTACATTTTAAGTATTTTAATCCATACGATGATGTTAGAGGTTTATCTGGAATTCAAGCATCAAGACTTGGAGTTGAGCAGGACTACTTTGCAAGTAAATATAACAAGCAGTTCTTCAAAGATGGTATTTCACTATCTGGAATGGTTCAAGCTCCAGACTTTCTTACTGATGAGCAGTTTAATAGATTGAAGAATCAGTTTGAGGAGAGACATGCTGGTTATTCTAATGCTCACAAAGTTGGTATCATAGAAGGTGGTGCTCAGTTTATTGAAACTAAAGGAATGTCTCAGAGAGATATGGAGTTTAGTGTTTTAAAAACAGTTATTCGTGGTGAGATATTAGCAGCTTTCAAAACTAATGAAGTTGTTCTTGGTAACTATGAAAATATTCAGTCTTATGAGGGTATTAAACAGGCACATGAGTCCTTTTGGAAAGAAACACTACTTCCTAAGATAATATATCTTGAGGAATTCTTATGGGCTAAGTTTTTCAATACCATAAATGCTGGTAAGAATTGGGGAGCATGGGATATTTCAGTTATTGAAGCTTTGAAAGAAGACTTTGCTAATAAAGTTGAAATGGCAAAGACTCTAACTGAGATAGGGTTTTCTTTAAATGCTGTAAATACCAGATTAGATTTAGGATTTGAAAGAGTTCCTTGGGGAGATACTTGGTATGTTAAAATGGGAATGGTTCCTGTTGAGTATGTAATGGATGGTCCTCCAGAACCTACAGAACCTACAGAACCTGGAAAGGAACCTGGAAGTAAACCTACTAAACCTGCTGATGATGAACCAGAGCCTAGTGACCCTGATGAGGGAAAAAAAGAAATACAATTAAGTGATAGAGAAGATGCTATGTGGGCAAACTTCATATCAAGACAAATTCCTGTAGAGAACATATTCAAAAGTAAGCTCAAAAGGTATTTATATGACCAAAGAAAGAGAGTTTTGAGTGGTATATACAACAATGTCCCTATTGAAGCTCTTGTTGGGGATAAAGATAGAGAAGGGCTAGCTTTCTTATTAAAAAGCCTATATCTTGTTGGTTATCAAACTGGAAAAGAACTTTTAAAAGAGGAACTTTTAATAGAAGATATTGAGTACAAAGAAGTAGAAGATTTAATGACTAAGAGGGTAGAGTTTAGTTCTGCTACAATAACAAACACTCTTAAAAACAGTATCTTAAAGATATTAGAAGAGAATAAGAGTAAAGGAGCTAATGTAAAAGCAGATTTAATTAGAGCTTTGTATAACAGAGCAGATAATAGAATGTCTACGATAGCTAGAACAGAATCTTCAGCAATAATCAATGGTATTAGGTTTATAATGATGCAAAAACAAGGAGTTAGATTTCATAAGTGGTTATCAAAGTCAGATAAAGGGAGACATTCTCACTTTCACGGAATGGTTGTGAGACTTGGAGAATCTTTTAGTAAAGATTTTATATTAAGATATCCTCATGACACGAAAGCACCTGTTGGAGAAGTAATAAATTGTCTGTGCTATACTGTTCCTGTCATACAAACTAAATAATATTAAAGATTATTTTAAAAATGTATGATAATACTAGTAAGCACAATGACTTATAAATTGTGGAGGTTAAAATGGATAAAATAGTAAAAACATATATCGGAGAGATTAAAAGTGTAGATGAAAAGAATTACACTGTTGAAGCTGTAGTCTCTGATGAAACAGTTGATAGATATCAAGAAGTTATTAAAATTGATGCTTGGAAAGGTGGATTAAGTGAGTATAAGAAACATGGTGTTTTACTTTCCAGTCACAATTATGGAAAATTAACTAATCAGATTGGGGTAGCTGAAAAGATTAGAGTTGAAGATGGCAAACTAGTTGCTAAATTTAAGTATTTTGTTAATGCAGGAAATGAGGAAGCCGATTGGGGTTTCTATCTTGCTAAACAGGGTTTTGCTGCTTATTCAGTTGGCTTTCTTCCAAAACCAGGTGGAGTAGAGTCTGCTGCTTGGGATGATGAAGATGTTAAAGCTGGTAAGAAACCTTCTAGAGTATACAATGCTGTTGAACTACTTGAAGTTTCTCAGGTTACTGTTCCTGCTAATCCTTCTGCTCTTCAGAAGAGTATAGATATGTACGAAAAAGTAGAAAATGAGGATTTAGTTGTTAAAGAGTATCTTCATAAATTATATGATAATTCACTTTCAGAAAAGAAAGACGTAGAAGAGATTATAGAAGATATTAAGGAAGATTTAGAATCTGAAGTTAAAGATATAGAAGATATTCTGGAGGAAGATAAAAAGAAACCTAAAGGTGGATGTAAAGAGTATACAGAGGAGGAGGAAAAGATGATATTAGAAGCTATAGAGTCAATGAAGAAAGAAGTTCTTGAGAGAATAGAAAAGATAGAACTTGTTTTTGAGAAGTTAGAAACTGAAAACTTAGATTTAGAGAAACAGATTGAGGAAGATTTAAAGAAAGAAGAGGAATTAGCTCTTCAGAAAGCTCAAGAAGATGCTGAAGTTACAGCTAAAGAAGAGGAAAGTTATATAGTAAAAATTCTTAGTGATATGAACGATGAGTTAGCTAAGAGAATTTCTGTTCAGTCGTAATAGACTTTGAACATGGAAAATATACAGAACAATAAAAAGGAAGAAATCATAGGAGGATAAAGTATGGAAATTAGAGAATTATTGGAGAAGAATGCGGAGATGTTACAGGGTCAGGGAGCAACTTTAGATGAGATATCTAAGGCTACTAAAGAACTTGAGACACGTATAACACATATTGAGAAGACATCGAAGCCTAGAGTGGCTCCTATGCCAGGTCTTGAGGGAGAAGCAAAGAACTTTTCACTTCAGAGAGCAATTAATGCTATCGTGACTGGTAATTGGGCACATGCAGGTTTTGAGAAGGAAGTTTTTGAGCAAGCAGAAAAGAAAGCAATGTCAGCAGGTTCTGATACTGCTGGTGGTTATATAGTTCCTAACGAACTGTTAAGTGACTTCATAGAGTTTTTACGAGCTAAACCTGTCGTATCTCAGATGGGTGCAACAGTTCTTACTGGGTTACAGGGAGTTCCTGTTGAAATTCCTAAACAGACTGGTGGAGCAACAGCTTACTGGGTCGGAGAAAATCAGGCTATTAGTGAGTCTGCATTAGCTTTCGGTCAGATTGCATTAACTCCCAAACAGGTTAGTGGTTTAGTTAAGTTGTCAAGCAGATTGCTTAGACTTTCTAATCCTGCTGTTGAAGGGATGATTCGTAATGACTTACAGGCAGTTTTAGCTAACGCTATCGACTATGCTTGTTTAAGAGGTTCTGGTGCATCTAATGAGCCTATTGGTATTGCAAACACAGTTGGTATTAACACTGTTACATTAGGTTCTGGTAATGGTGCTGCTCTTAACTGGGATGACCTTTTAAACATGCAGTATCAGCTTCAGGTAGATAATGCTTTTACAGGTAATTTAGGTTATGTTTTTCATCCTGTTACAAGAAGGAATCTTCTTAAACTTAAAGTAGCACAGTATACTGCTGATACAGGTGGAGAATATATAATTCAGCCTATAGTTTCTGACGCTCAGTTATCTAACTGGCTTGGTTATAAGTATGGTATGACAACTCAGGTTCCTATTAACTTGTCTGTTGGTTCTGGCACTTGTACTGAAGTTTATTTCGGTAACTGGTCTGAGTTTATTATAGCTCAGTGGGGTGGTCTTGAGATAATGGCTTCAAAAGAGACTTCT